CATTTGCACCTAAACGATCGATGTAATCAATATACATCTCAGTTGCAGATAGCAATGTTGAGTTATTAAACTTAACAAAGCCATTTGTTGGATCTGTGTTTGCTGTATTGGTGTTGAACACATATTCAAAGGTTGCGCCACCAAACTCTCCAGTGTCACCCTTTTGTCCTTGTGCTCCTTGTGGACCTTGCGGACCTTGCGGACCTTGCGGACCTTGCGAACCTGTCACACCAATTGAACCTTGTGGACCCTGTGGACCTTGTGGACCCTGTGGACCTTGTGGTCCTGTCACACCCTGTGGACCTTGCGGACCTTGTGGACCTTGCGGACCTTGCGGACCTGTCACACCAATTGAACCTTGTGGACCCTGCGGACCTTGTGGACCCTGTGGACCTTGTGGTCCTGTCACACCCTGTGGACCTTGAGGTCCTTCAACGCCTTGTGGACCTTGTGGACCAAAGACACCTTGAGGACCTTGTGGTCCTTCAACACCCTGTGGACCCTGTGGACCAGATGGACCCATTAAACCACCGTATGGTAATGAGCTCCAGGCAGTAGTTCCGTCACCAATCTTAAATTGATCAGTGTCGGTTTCTACACCCATTTCACCTAGCGCAAGAACTGGATCAGCGGACAGCCATTCTGCTGCTGTTCCGCGTCTAAATTGAAGTTGTATATATGCCATGTTAGGTAACGCCTCCGCAATTAATATTTAGTCCTACGCTAAAATCTGTACTTGGTAATCCGCCATCGTAAACAACAACACCTGATGTTGTTGGTCCTGTTGGTCCTCTATTGCCTTGTGGACCACTAGGTCCTGTTGGACCAAGTAAACCCTGTGATCCAGTTGGACCTTGAGGACCTTGAGGACCAGTATCTCCAATATCACCTGTTCTTGCAAAAGTGATTAAAATGTCAGCATCATTTTGGAATGAAGTAATGCCGCTCACATATGCACAGTTTACAGCGAAGTAAAAACCTGCATCTGATGATGTTCCAGATATGGTAAACATCGCAAAATGGCTTGAATTTGATTTCAAGCTGACTTTAAAATGACCTTTTATGGTTGATGTAGAATCATCGATTGTCTGAAGAAATGACGCTAGATCGATGTTTGAATCATCATACTCATGAATATACAGTTTATTTGCAAGACTTAGATTGTTATTATTAAATTTAAGTCTTCCAGTTCCTGGATCAGTATTTGCAGTTGTTGAATTGAAAGTATAATCTAATGTTACACCGCCAAATGAACCTGCAGGACCTACAGGACCAGTTGGTCCTTGGGGACCAGTTGTTCCTGCTGGACCAGTTGGACCTTGCGGACCATCCATGCCAATATAACCATTAGCACCAGCTGGTCCAGCTGGACCTTGTAAACCTTGTGGTCCAGAAGGACCTTGTGGACCTTGCGGTCCATAATCAACAACAGCACCATTATACAAGTCTGTGAAGTTTTGATTTACTTTATCAAATGCTTCACGAACTGTATCACCAGTACCGTCATTTGGCGATGTACCAATATCAATTATTTGTTGAGTCATTTCTTATTCTCTTAATCTTTGTCAGCTGTTGTAGAGGTATCATTAATACTAATAAACGTAGAATCAATTCTATCATCGAAGAAGTATGGGAATTCTTGCAACACCTCTGTAAATCCAAATGCGGTATCTGCATTTGCGCTCAATGGATCTGGATATACTATTTGTCTTACAAGCTGATTTGTTGGCGTTGATAGACTTTGTACATTCCATGAAGCATTTGAAACTGCACCAGTTATATATTTGCCAGTCTTAATTACGCCATTTGTATCAACAACAATTAATGTATTTGTTGATGGAGTCCATGCATGTACAAAGGCAGTTGAATTTGCTTCACTCAATGTTCTACCCTCATAAACGAGTTCTCCAACTCTGAATATACCCTTTCCTGCGCTCATAATCATTTCTTTTTGAGCTGTTGTATTAAATGTACTGTCATAGGTATTTGCAATTGCCTTGCGAATAATCTTAGACTCACTAGTTGCGCCATACATATATCCTTTAGCAGTAAATGTTAACGTCCACATTATAATGCGAACGTTATCGCTACTTACACCAACGTTATTTACATCTTGTGAAACAGAATTAAGTATAAATGGAACATCTACTTTCTCAGAAGCAACATCAACTAGATTCATAGTGAGCGTATAATCAGGAGCAAAATATGGAAGAATTTGCTCCACTATTTGTGTACCATCTTCAACATTTCGAACATAAATGGTTAGAGTGAAGTCAAAGTTATATGGTGTTGCAACAATATTTTTTACTTTGCTTCCTGTGCTTCCAGCTGCAAAACTATTTGTAAAGCTGCTTCTTTTTCGAAGCGGATCATAAGTAATCGCGTCCATCTCAAAACTCATTCTTGGCAATGTCATCATTGTTTCATTTGCCAAGTTTGGATCTTGAGTGATACGCTCATAGAATTTTTCTTTTTGAGCGTACATCAAAGGCACGTTGATTCTTTCAATCTCTTGCGTTCCAGCTTTATTGTATCTCTTTAATGTGATGTTGTTAAACATCGTGCCAAAGGCTACGACCATTTTGCGAGTAATACGATGATAAAAATGCACACCTGATAGCATTTATGCTTCACCAAATGGATTTGATTCACTAAAATCTAAAATATTATCTGCTTCTTGTTCAATCAAGAAGTTATCATCTAGTTTATTTTCAACCGCATCTTTAATCTTATCTGCAGTAGTTTGTATTTCCCAGATAGCACCACTAGACTTACCTTTTAGTTGAGCTGTGTCAACAAATGATCCAAAAATATTTTTAAGCCTCAATTCTCTATTTGGTTTATCCCAAGAGGCAACAAGACCCTTTGCAGTTGCTGATGCAAATGTTGACCCCTGATACACCCACTCTTGATCTAAGAATGTTCCAGAACCACCTGCATCCAATATGTACTCAAGGACCATTGCTTGATTATCAGATATATCATCAATTTCACTGACACCTGTCTCAAACAATTCGCCATTATACTTAAAGGCTTCCATTGTTAATCCATACATGTATGGAGCAATTTTGCCTGCTTGGAAAAAGTTCTTTTCTTCTTCTACGCCTTTGATTTCCATTATTTTCTTTTGGACAGGAAGATAAACTAGATCACCTTCTTTGGGTAAATTATGAGTTGCTGGATATTGTTTTGCAACTAATCGATCATATGTTCGACGAGCCACAGCCATACGCGCAACTTTTTGAATCTCGAGACCAAACTTACTAAAGAACTCAGAGTTGCCTTCGAAGTCTTGAAATGACTCCATGTACATGTCAACCTTAATTGCACTACGATAGCATTTTACAGGATCATCACCAAATAGTTCGTCGGTAGATGAACGTGATTCTCTTGGAAGATAGTAAACATCTATCCCATGATTACGAATTGATTCGATGATCAAATCTTCGATCAGCTGTTGTTCAACTGACGCCTTCTGATTGTTAAAATATACACTAGTTGGCATTTTATCCTACAATAAATGCAGTTGGTTCTTCGTATGTGTCACGAAGTTTTTCTTCTAGCATTAACACTTCTTGAGTTGCCTCGTCATAAATCGTTTGAGCGTTGATAACTAAACCACCTGGAAGAGTATAGTTTCCATACTTCTTTAAATTTGTTCCCCACTGCTGCTTGAATAGTGCTGCAGTATAATCTCTTATCCAAATGTCGGAATATATTCCAGAATAAACTTGAGGATCGACAACTCTGTGGCATTCAAATGCAAGATACGCATTATCACTAAACTTATTCCAATCCATCTGAATGTTTAAGCGATGCATTTGCTTGTTAAACGTAAATGGAGGGAGACCAGTGACAATCATATCGAGCATCGCAAGATGTTCTCGAGCGATGACATAATAGGTATATGACGAGGCTGTTAGATTATAAAAATCGTTGAGGCGAAGTTGATAGTTGATATCAAACATGTTAAATCCAGAAGAGGAAGTCGAAGACTGAACCGCTCCTGTGAAAGGAAATACCTGCGAGATTCCGATTATAGAGTCTGCAAGAGTAATATAGTTATTCGAAATATCCCCTGCAGTTACCTGATGAGCCAAGTAGCAGCGTTCTGTACCATCAAAATGATAGTTTTTATACATGTAAAGAGCATCATCGATTCGATCTTCTAATTGATCATCGTCGACGTTAATGTCGATAACTGGAAACCCGAGTTTTCTAAGACAATAATCTTTGAGTTGAGTGCGGGATGAGGGATGAGACATGTAGAACCTCGCTAATTATTGTATATTTAGTTTATGCGATAAGTCTCCCATCGCGCGAACTATAGACTCGGTCTGGATGCATATGAGCAAATTGCTCCCAATTTGGCTCTCCAGGAAGAATTCTGCGACCCGTCGACTCCTCGCCGATATGTTCTATAATGTTTTTTCCTGCAGAATTTTTTAATATCGCTGAGTACATCTGCTCAAAATGAGCCAGAAAAACCATAATCATACCCTCGTTTATGGTAAATCCCCAATACTCGCGGAATGGATAATCGATAATACTTCTTCGATAAAATGAGAAAATAATCGGAAATTGCTTTGTATTCTTAGAATAGTAATACTGCTTAATTGGAGTGTCTGTTTGTTCTACTTTAGGTGGCGTCTCGTGAAAATACCATTCTTGTCTTTGAAGAACAACAGAAGCCATTTTAGGGTCGGATTCTAAGATTTCGATCATATCGTCCAAACGCACTGGCTCTTTGAGTACAACATCATCTTCTTGATGAATAATATAGTCATAATCGGTTGTCTTAAGATAGTCGAAAAATTCCGACCACGTTACAGAAAGTCCCATATTTTCTTTATGTAAGAAAACATTAAATTTGTGAGTTTTCCCGAGCAGATCGAAGATGTAATCGTTTCGAGTTCTTGGATAATCATCGATAATAAGGCGATCTACTTGATGCTCACAGTAATCGAGTAAGTGTAATGACTCAAGACTCTTCGTTAGATACTGAAGACGATTACACGAAAAAATCACATGAAGAACTTTCATTAGTATTCAGTATTGAAAAAGAACGTTTGGAATAGTCTACCACTATGAAGAGTGCTTCCGAAATAGTCTAACGATGCATGAAACATATTTCCTCGATATAAAACAAGACGATTGTATTTGTTTGCAATATAGTCTGTTCGTTCCCATTTAGTGTAATCGTATCCCTCATAGTCTTTATCTGAACGCTCATATTGCCCCGTTGCTTTGTGGCGATAAAGAGCAGTTCCAGAAGACAGAGGAGCGTCTGGTGTTAAATAACACACACCAGCCCACGTGTTATATTGATCAGCGTGAATCCAAGTACGATCTTGTGCAGTGCAAATTTGAAATGCGCCAGTATATCCAGAATCTTCGAACCAATAAGTGACCTCGCCACCTGCATAACGAATGATGTCACCAATAGTCTTTTTGGTATCTTCTGTAAGAAACGGCTGCGTTCTTAATCCTGGATAATTTCCAGAAACCTCAAACTTTTGCGAAAGCGCAAACTCTCGCACTGTGTCTGGATTTCCATAAAAATCGTCAATGATAATTGTCTTTATCTTCATAATACACCTCAATAATACATGAATCTGCCAGATGTTCCATCCCAACCAGATACTTTCCAATCCGTTTCTATAATTTTATCTTCAAATGCTCTTGTAAAATAGTATGATAATGTTTCAATGTCGTAATGGCTCATCGCTGATTGATTTAGCAAATGAATAGTCGCTTCATTTATATCTATAAACTTCTCTAAATGCTGAGATCCAAATCCATAAAGAACTGTGCAATATTGATGTAATCTATTATTGTTTTGTTCTTCTCTTCGATCTATAAACTCATATCGCCATTGATCATTCCACTCAAAGTTTAATGGTTTCTTAAAGAAAATTTTATCTCGATTTTCTTCAGTTAAAAGACTATCATTAAAATCATAATAGAAATATCTGCCAGTTGCTTTGAATACAAAATCATATTGTTTGATATATTCTTTATGCTTTTTGAAATATGTATTTAAAAGTAAAGACTCACATAAACTTTTATTCGAATGTGTGTTTACAATTTCATATGCAACAGGATCAAGTTCTTTAAGGGGAACAAAGTTAACATCGCGAAGATGCCAAGTTATTTGTAAATATTCTGCGTAATCTGCAGAAGAATCTACAATTACAATTTTTGACTGGGGGAAGGCAGCTTTAATTGAATTGACTGTAAATATTGTTTGTCTAAATCTTTCGTCTGCAGGAAACTTAGATCGAGTTTCACTATATGTGAATCTACCTTCTCGTGGTTGAATTGATGAACCGACAACAAATAAACTACGCATAAAAATCGTTCACTCTAACTCGATTTAAATAATTTTTATGTTTATCATGAATTTCTTCATCAGAGAAATTTAATCCCCACTCTCTGCATTCGAATGGAATAATTTTATCAATAGATTCAATTGCAGTTAGTAGAGATTTAAAATCTCGAACACGATATCCTGTTTGACCCTCAATTACAATTTCTGGGAATGCCCCCCAGTCTGTTGTGATAACTGGAGTTCCAGAAAGATTTGCTTCAATAATCATATTACCAAATGGCTCAACATAGTATGTTAAACCAATTAATCCTTTGGCATTTTTCATGAGTTGTTTTCTTTGCTCAGCATCAGCAGTGCCAAACATTTCTACATGATCTGGAACTTTGTCATATCCGAGTTGCTGTAATGATCCAGGTCCAGCAATAATAAGTTTTTTACCTAACTTTTCTGTTGCTTGAATGGCTAAATGAACACCCTTTTCTTCAACAACACGACCAAAGTATAAGAAATAATCTTCTTTCTTATCACTATATTCGAATTCACTTACTGTAAATGGATTGCCAATGACCTCATCAAACCATGATGGACTCATAAGCATTCCGCGTTCGCCATAGAACATATGCATGTTTGCATAAGAAGTGAATACACGATATGGTGCAAAGATTCCATTTGCACGATAACCAATTGAAGGTTCGACCACCTTACAGGTCGGATTCATATCGCAAGCAAGTTTATTATCAACGCCAAAGAAACAGGCAATGATGTCACCATCAATTGCTCTCTTACGAATTTCTTCGCCAGCAAGTTCATTAAAACGATAGATGTCAGTTGGTGCTGTTGGAATATCTACATGCTCGCAATTAACTTGCGCGCCTGGAATTCCATAGTGTACCATATCAAAATGCGGCGACAAATATTTGATATATTTGTAGCCATGAACGGCAAATGGATCAACTCTTTTTGCAAGACCAGTTGGTGTTCTTGGGTTGACTAGTACATGTACTTTCATAACAAACTCACGAGTAAAAATAATCTAGACTATTTAGCGCACGTCCTTCATCGTCAAAGTGCCCCAATATGTCGTGCCACCATCATAAGTAATAAACGTCCACAAGTCGCGTGCATTTGCTGCAGTTGTTGCAGGAGGCATTGCACCACCAGCCCAATAAACTGTATTTGCAAATGTTGGTATTCTACCGCCAGTAGCATCTTGTAGCAATAAGAGCGAGAACATTTGACCAGTTCCAGAAGATGGTGCATTAGTAAATGTAAACTGGACGCTTGCAGTCATAACATGTCTAAAGTAATTTGACACTGACAAGTCGCAAGTATTTGCTGAGTTTGTATTCGTGTTTGCAATCATGAAGTCTTTACTTGACTTCATCGTAGCAGTCAAATTGCCACTCATAGTGACTGAATTATTTGACACATTTGCTACAAGTGTTGAACTACCAACAGTGAATACATTACCATTCAGATTGAATGTTAGATTTGCAGAACCACCAGTTGTGCCGTTATTATTGAAGAAAACTTGCGTGTTTGATCCACCAATCGGACCAGTTGGACCAGTTGATCCTTGTGGACCTTGTGGTCCAGTGACACCTTGAGGTCCCTGAGGTCCTTGTGGACCAGCAGTGCCTTGTGCGCCTTGTGGACCTTGTGGTCCAATTACGCCTTGTGGACCTTGTGGACCAGCATTACCTTGAGGACCTTGTGGACCGAATACACCCTGTGGTCCTTGTGGTCCTTGTGGACCTTGAGGACCAGTGACGCCTTGTGGACCTTGAGGACCTTGTGGACCGACAACACC